AACCAATTCTAGTGAGCCTTGGAGCAAATTGGATAAAACTGCTAAAATTAAAAAATTGGTATTATTTGCTGAAAATTATAAAAATGTTAATAATTTATCCGAAGAGGAGCATCAACAATTAAATTCCTTTTTTAAAGATTGTTTGGATAAAAAGCGGTTACAAAGAGTTAAAGATGTTAATTATAATAAGGATACTGGGGAAATTAAAGATGTGCCTGCGTTACATTTCAATAAACCAACAAACCATTTTACATTAAAAAATGTCGATAAGAGGGTTTCGACCTTGAGAGGACTCGCTCCTAAGAAAAAACAAGGAACCGCTAAAAATATTAAAGAAAACGATTCTGACTGTGAAGAAGATTAATATGTTTTTAATTAAAATTATATATATAAAATTGAATTAATTATATATATATAAAAACAATCCTATATATTATATACTATAATGGATGAATCAATAGATATGAATGAATTAATAGATATAACAGACCTAATTGTTCCAGAGGAAGACCCAAAATTCTTTAACGACGAAGAAGCATTAGAAATATATCAAACGTGTATTTATCTAATGGATGAATTTATGAAGGATAATCCAAAACTAATTTCGGAACCAGATTTTAATGAAACATTTGATGAAAATATCCAAGAGTTAATGCATTGTCATTTCGATTGTGATATATTTTATACTGAAGATGCTGAAGAGGAAATGGAAGAAATTATAGACCACGCAAAAACATATGTATTCAAAGAGCAAATACCACCTAGATCTTATCCAGATACTATTATTTTGGAGGAACCTGAATACGAATTTATTAAAAAACAAATAAATATTTTAAGAAATAAACCTCAGCCAGTTCAAAGAACAAAAGAGTGGTATGAATTTCGCCATAATTTAATAACAGCTTCAAACGCATATAAAGCATTTGAAAATTTAGCAACTCAAAATCAACTAATATATGAAAAATGTCAACCATTAAATCAGAGTTTGTATATTGATGGGGATGACGATAATACAGGGGAAGATATTAAAGAAGTGTCTATTAAAGAAGTGTCTATTAAAGAAGTGTCTATTAAAGATGTTGTTATGGTAAACACAAATGGAACTCTTCACTGGGGACAAAAATATGAACCATTATCAGTTAAATTTTATGAATACACATATGGTACAAAAATAGAAGATTTTGGTTGTATACAACACGAAACATATATGTTTCTAGGAGCATCACCCGATGGTATCAATGTTGATCTAGAGTCTAAACGATATGGGCGTATGTTGGAAATTAAAAATATTGTTAATCGCGAAATTGATGGTATTCCAAAGAAAGAGTATTGGATTCAAATGCAGCTTCAAATGGAAGTTTGCGGTCTTAATGAATGCGACTTTTTAGAAACCAAATTTACAGAATATCCTGATTATAGTTCATATATGTTTGATACGTTGAATGAATATTTTGAAGACGAAAATGGATTAGAAATATTAAATCCGTGTTTGTCAAAGGATAATAAAATGAAGGGGCAAATTATTTACTTTCATACAAAAGAGGGAAAACCATTTTACCTATACAAACCATTAGACCTTATTCATCCAGACGATATTGTTGAGTGGCGAGAACACAGCGTTGATTATTATCAATTTAATCCAGAATTTAAATATACATATATGAAAACTATATTTTGGAAACTAGAATATGTTAGCTGTGTTTTGGTTTGTAGAAATATACAATGGTTTAAAGATAATGTACACGATCTAGAAAAACTTTGGGCAATAGTTGAAAAAGAAAGAGTCAGTGGTTATGAACATAGAGCTCCTAATCGCAGACAAAAAAAAGAAAATGTAATTGATATTAATGTTAAACCTAACGATAATAAATGTTTACTACAATTCAATAAGGTAACTGGAAAAATAACTGTTATTAAACAAGACGATGAATTAAAGGACTTAGATATAAAAAATATAAATATAAATATAAATAACGATTTAATATAAAATATTTTCATTGGTAGGAATAGAATAATATAATTGGTTTGGCTCAGTTCTAAAATATCCGACTCTTGCGCCAGGGCTCTCTTCTGCCGGAGGTAATGGATTAATTTCATTTGACTTATTTTTTATACTATGATACAATGCTCCGCAAAATTCTGGTCTCGAACACGTTCCGTCGTCAGGATTATTTCTGTAACGCAAGTTGTTAGTTATCTGTTTAAATGATGGTTCCAAAAATATAGGATAATGCCACCATATTGTGCTAGCGCTATTATTCGAAACTTCATTTTTTTTAATAAGGGGATAATCGTTTAATATAGCTTGGTCTACAGATAAAGGATATTTGCCTTCAGTTTTTCCAAAATCTCCGGACTTAAAGCCTTCTAATTTCCTTATTAAAGGACCTAAATATAGGGCCGCTGCTATTATTATTATTAAAAATATACAACTCTTTAAAAAAGGTTTCGACATAATATAATATACTGTAATATAATTTGTTTTGAAATAATTAAACATAAATTATACTTAAAAATATATATTTAAATATATTATATGTCTTCCAATACTTCTTACGGAACTTACGCGCTCAATGATAACACTGGGATACAAAATGCTGGGTTTGGCGAATCCACAATACAAAAAGGCTCAGGAGATCATAATACCGGAATAGGTGCTTTTGCTTTAGCAAAAACTACTACTGGTACAAGCGATACTGCTTTAGGAACAAGTGCCTTAGTAACTAATACAACCGGCTCATATAATACTGCTTTAGGAGCTGGATCTATGTGTACCAATACAACCGGGTCATTTAATACCGCCGTAGGTTCTAATTCTTTAGAATTTAATACAACTGGACAATACAATGTGGCAATAGGAACTCAAGCATTATTCAATAATACAGATGGCGACAAGAACACAGCAGTTGGTTACAATGCGTTATACTCAAATACAACTGGTGAACCGAATATAGCAGTTGGTTACAATGCATTATACTCAAATACAACTGGGTATCATAACATAGCAATTGGACCGGCTGCGTTATATACAAATACAATTGGATTCGATAACATAGCAGTTGGTCTTGGTGCGTTAACATCAAATACAACTGGGATAAAGAACACATCGGTTGGTTACAGTTCGTTAGCATACAATATAACTGGTAGCTATAATGTAGCCGTTGGTGAAAAAGCATTATGGTCTAATATAGACGGCGAACAGAACACAGCGGTTGGTACAAAAGCATTATACACAAATACAGCTGGTGACTTTAATGTAGCAGTTGGGGTACACGCATTATACCATAATACAATTGGCATTAATAACACAGCTGTTGGTTATCAATCATTATTCCAAAATACAAGTGGTACTCATAACACAGCTGTTGGTCTAAATGCGTTAGCCATAAATACAAATGGTATACATAACACAGCAGTAGGATTTGACGCATTATACTCAAATAGTGGTGATCATAACACAGCAGTTGGACTTAGTGCGTTATCAGCAAATACAGCTGGTCATTATAATACTGCACTTGGTTACAATGCCGGTTCTAACTTAACAAGTGGTAATAACTGTACGTATATCGGTAATGGAGCGCAAGCAACAACGACTAGCGCTTCAAATGAAATTGTATTAGGAAATAGCTCTGTCGCCGACCTGTATTGCCAAGTACATATTACTGTTCTATCCGACGAAAGAGATAAAAAAGATATTGTTTCATTAGAACCGAATACAGGCATTGAATTTATCAATAAACTAAATCCAGTTAATTTTATATGGAATATGCGTGATGGCGGGAAAGTTGATATACCAGAACAAGGTTTTATCGCACAACAATTACGACAAGCGCAAAATGATACAAATTTTATCATACCAAATTTAGTAAATGATAAAAACCCAGAAAAACTATTTGCTTCTTACGGAACATTAATACCTGTAATGGTCCAAGCTATTAAAGATTTAAAGGCAGAAATAGATATATTAAAAGAAGAAATATCTTATCTAAAATCGGTTTAAATATACTTTTTATAACGTAGTAAAAAAAGTATATTTATAGCGTAGTAAAAAAAGTATATTTATAACGTAGTAAAAAAGTATATTTATAACGTAGTAAAAAAGTATATTTATAATTTAATACATATATAAGGTATATTATACATTACAGCACACCATTTACTAAACCCGCTTCCGTGTTCATATACTGAAAAACTATAAATATGATTTG